GACTAACAAGCACATGAGAATTACAAAGTAAATTTATTTATTATTACTTTAAAGTACTTTAAAGTACTCTGGAGATTTCTAAAGTCTATATAGACTTTAAAGGCTGGGCTTGCTAGAATCTTTAGAGTTCTTTAGAGAACTCTAGAGTCCTTAGAGGGGTGGGCAGGAGGCCAGCACCCCCCACCCCCTATATATACTAAATGTTATACATTTTAGAGAACTTTAGAGTGTCAAGCAGGTACTCAGGGCGGGTATTTAAAGACCCACTAAGGTGTCAAGATGCTATAAGATCTTTATAGGATCCTGACACCATAAGGCGGGTATTTAAAGGTACTATATATCTATATGTAACCGGGGGAACCGATTACGTTAGTATATAGTTAAAATTTGATTTTGTCAAGTAAAAAATAAAAAATAGTACTTGACAACAGCCTATCTAGCCCTATAATGTAAATATGAATAAAGAACTTACAGATAAACAACAGTCTTTCTTAGAACACCTAGTGGAACAAGGGGGTGATCCGAAGAAGGCGGCGGAGTTGGCTGGGTATAATAGTGGTCATTATCAGGTTGTAAAATCTCTTAAAAAAGAAATACTAGACTTAGCTGAAGGAATCCTAGCTCAGTCAGCTCCAAAAGCTGCTTTAAAACTTGTAGAGGTTATGAATTCAGACCAGCCTATTCCACAGGCTAACATGAGACTACAGGCTGCTCAAACTATTTTAGATAGAGTGGGCTTAGGTAAATCTGATCGTATAGATGTTAATCATAAAACAGAAGGAGGTTTATTTATATTACCTTCTAAACAAGAGGTTATTATTGATGGAGAATATGAGGAAGCTTAAAGGCCATGTACCTTTTGGTTATAAAAAAGAAGATAAACAATTAATACCTATACCAGAAGAATTAGAAGCTTTAGAAGATATTAAACAAGCAGTAATAAATAAAAAACTATCCTTACGTGATGGATCTATGTGGTTAGAATATAAAACAGGACGTAAACTATCTTATCAAGGTTTAAAGAATATAATTGATAATGAACGATTGGGACAATAATCCAGATAAATATGTTACCGATAATGCTGGTAATTTTATTTTAAAAAAAGACGGTACTCCAAAACGTAAAGGAGGAAGACCAAAAGGTTCTAAAGGCAGAGGCTATAATTATCATAGCCAGACTAAAGCTAAAATGACTGCTAATAGAACTATAAAAGAAAAACAAAAGAAAATAGCTAAAGTAGAATCTAAATTATATTCTTATAAAGAGTCTCTTAAAAATACTAAAGAGACTATGAAGAAGTTAGAAAATCCTAATGCTCCTAAAATTATAACGCCCGAAGAGTTGTCAAGTACTCCAAAAGCTGTTAAAGAAGAAGCTAAAGATAATGTTATTTTTGCTCCGAACGAAGGGCCTCAGACAGAGTTCCTAGCAGCCGCTGAGACGGACGTATTGTACGGAGGAGCCGCAGGGGGTGGTAAGTCCTACGCTATGCTCGTAGACCCCCTCAGATACGCTCACAGGGCCGCTCACAGGGCGTTAATCATAAGACGCTCTATGCCAGAGCTGCGAGAGCTGATAGATAAGTCAAGGGAGTTATACCCGAAAGCATTTCCGGGTTGTAAATATAGGGAAGTAGAAAAGCTTTGGAACTTCCCAAGCGGAGCTAAGATAGAGTTTGGATTCCTTGAACGAGATGCAGATGTATATCGTTATCAAGGACAAGCATATAGCTGGATAGGTTTTGACGAGATTACCCACCTTCCTACAGAGTTTGCTTGGAATTACTTAGCTTCACGACTAAGAACAACAGATAGCGAGATAACGCCTTACATGCGTTGTACTGCTAACCCCGGTGGCGTTGGCGCACATTGGGTAAAGAAAAGATATATAGAACCTTCAGATCCTGACAAAAGCTTTATAGGTAAAGATGGTTTAACAAGAAAGTTTATACCAGCTCGTTTAGAAGATAATCCATTCTTAGCTACAGATGGACGTTACGAGCAAATGCTTAAAGCTTTGCCCCCAACGCAACGTAAGCAATTACTTGAAGGCAACTGGGACGTAAACGAGGGGGCAGCTTTTACCGAATTTAGCATAGAGGAACATGTTATTCCTCCTTTTGATATACCTATGCACTGGGAAAGAGTTAAGGGTATTGATTATGGTTATGCCAGTGAATCAGCTTGTATATGGGCTGCAGTAGATCCTAGTGACAATACTTTAATTGTTTATAGAGAATTGTACCGTAAAGGCTTGACAGGACAGGATTTAGGCGCTATAATAACAGAGATGGAACTCTCTGACCCTTTTTCAGTCCAAGGAGTTTTAGATACTGCAGCTTGGTCTAGAACAGGTACTACAGGCCCTACAGTCGGAGAAACATTAGTCCGTCAAGGCCACAAGCTACGCAGAGCAGATAAAAATAGAATACAGGGTAAGATTCAGATTCACGAATACTTGAGGCTACAGCCAAGCGGAAGACCACGATTACAGATTTTCAGTAGCTGTCCTAGCCTGATACGCGAGCTTCAAGGCATTCCTTTAGATAAATCAAACCCCGAAGATGTAGATACTCATGCGCCTGATCACGCATATGATGCCTTAAGGTATCTTATTATGTCTAGGCCACGCGTAAACGACCCATTAGCTCAGTTAAGACACTTACGTCTTGAACAAGCTTATACACCTGCAGATGCAGATTTTGGATATTAATATATGGCAGAAGAAAATAGCTTAACTGCTAACGAAATATATTTTGAAGAAGTAGAAGACGAACATGGTTTTCAACTGACTCTAGAAGAGTCGTTGCGTAATAACTTTGTTGGTCTTATTATGGATCGTTATCAATCAGCTGAGAACGCAAGGGACTTAGATGAGCAGCGCTGGTTAGATGCTTATCATAATTATCGTGGTTTATACGGTAAGAATGTACGCTTTAGAGAATCTGAAAAGTCTAGAGTATTTGTTAAAGTAACAAAAACTAAAGTTCTGGCTGCTTTTGGGCAGTTAGTTGAAGTTATTTTTGGTGCTGGTAAATTTCCTATTGGTATTTCAGAAACAAAAGTACCAGAAGGTATTAGCGAGTATGCACACTTAGATACTCAAAACCCTGTACCCGGTATTGAAACTACTCAGGAAAACCCAGAAGAACAAGAAGAAACTAAGGAGAATCCTTTTGACGTTGGTTACGAAGGTGACGGGCGTGTACTTAAGCCGGGAGCGACCTACGGGTCGGGAAGGTTTGAAGAAACCTACATTGAAAAAGAAGCCGAAGATCAGTTAGTAGAAGGCCCTAGTTTTAATTCACAAAACCCACAAGTAAGCCCAGCTAAAGAAGCTGCAAGACGTTTAGAAAAATTAATTCATGATCAGATAGAAGAATCAAATGGCGCAAGTGAAATACGTAACGCTCTTTTTGAAGCTGCTTTATTTGGTACAGGTATTATAAAAGGCCCATTTAATTTTAATAAAACTCTTAATAGATGGGAAGAAGATGAAGAAGGATTTAGAAGATATTCTCCAGTTGATGTGCGCGTTCCTCGTATTGAGTTTGTTAGCTTATGGGACTTCTTTCCTGATCCTAACGCTACAAACATAGATGAAGCAGAGTATATTTTCCACAGGCATAAAATGAACCGTACTAAATTACGGTCTTTAGCAAAAATGCCATACTTTAATAAAGACGCTATCCGAGAGGCTTTATCATTAGGGCCTAATTACGAAGAAAAAGACTACGAACAAGAACTAAAAGATGACAGCCGTTCTGATGAAAGTGGAGCAGGACAGTATGAAGTTCTAGAATATTGGGGAGTTATTGATGCAGAATATGCTCGCCAAGTTGGTATGGAGATACCAGACGAAGTAGATGACCTAGATGAAGTACAAGTTAATGCTTGGATCTGCAATGGTCAGATGTTGAGGGCAGTAGTAAATCCGTTTACGCCTTTCAGGTTGCCTTATCATGCCTTTCCTTATGAGCGTAACCCCTATAGCTTCTTTGGCATTGGGGTTGCTGAGAACATGGATGATTCTCAAAAGATCATGAATGGTCATGCTCGTATGGCAATAGACAACTTAGCGTTATCAGGATCGTTAGTCTTTGATGTAGACGAAACTGCCCTTGTGGGTGGTCAAAGCATGGAAATATATCCGGGTAAAGTCTTCCGAAGACAGGCGGGGATGCCCGGACAAGCTATCAATGGTTTGAAGTTTCCTAATACCTCACAAGAAAACATGATGATGTTTGATAAATTCAGACAGCTTGCAGACGAACAGACAGGTATTCCAAGCTATTCACACGGTCAAACAGGCGTTCAGAGCATGACGCGAACTGCTTCGGGTATGTCCATGCTACTTGGCGCAGCATCCCTTAACATTAAAACTGTAATTAAAAATCTTGATGACTTCTTGCTTAAGCCTCTGGGTGAAGCATACTTCCAATGGAATATGCAATTCCTAGAGTCTAAGTTAGAAGTTAAAGGTGATCTAGAAGTAAAAGCAACTGGTACAAACAGTTTGATGCAAAAAGAAGTACGTAGCCAAAGACTAACTATGTTCTTACAGACTGCTCAAAATCCTGCTATTGCACCGTTTATTAAAATGAATAAGCTAATTAGCGAGCTTGCTTATAGCCTTGATCTTGATCCAGATGAACTGATTAATGATCCTGAAGAAGCAGCACTAATGGCTCAAATTATAGGAATGCAAAATAATGTTGGACAAGCAACTGGCCCGGAAGCTGGCCCCGGTAGTGAACAACCCGGAGGTATGGGAGCCAATCAAGGAGTACCTCCAGCAGGCCAAGAGCTTGGAGCTACGGGTACTGGCGGTGGCAACATCGGAACTGGAGCTGTACCGCAGTCAGGGGAGGCTGAGTTCTCTGGAACGCCTAGAGCAGTTGAAGGATAGCGTTAAAGTAGAGATGGAGCGAAAAGATGCCGGGTAAAAAAAGTATGCTGAAAAGGGAAGAATACGTAGTAGGTGGATTAACCAAAGCGTTTGTACCTGTTGCAAAAAGAGTAGCTAAAATATTTGAAGAAGACGTTACTGAAAAAGAAATAAAAACTAAACTTAATACAATTATTGATAAAATTGAAGCTGCTCCTCTAGGAAGTACAAAAAAAGAAACCTTCCAAAAAATTGCAGATGAAGAAGATGTGGCTTTAAGTCTTGTAAAAGATGCAAATAAAATTAATAGTTATAGGTCTGGAGGAGGCAAGTCTGATTCTTTATTAGGAGAAGTAGCCGCAACTGTAAGAGCTATGACAAAAAAACCTACTTCAGGGCAAGCTGACTCCGAAGCTTTAGGAGGAACAAAAACTACTAGAGAAGCTAGAAGAGGTAAAGGGTTTGCAATTTTAGGTACAGCAGCTTTAACTGTTCCTACTACTGCTCTTTCTACTGCTTGGTTTATGAGTAATGATAAAGAACCTACGCCTAAAGAGGCCTCAGATTTTGAAAAAGCTTTTAGTAAAGCCCATAATGCTGGCAAAGAAACATTTATGTTTAAAGGCAAAAAGTATACTACCGATGTTAGAAAAGGAAAATCAGAAGGCGGCGTTATGAAACAGCTTAAACAAAAAATTATGTCTTTACTTGCTCAAAAAGAAAAAGCGGCTAATGAAGAAGAAAAAGAAAAAATTCAAATGCAATTAGATTCTTTTTCAGAAGAAGATATGCGCGAAGCTTTAAAGGAAAAGGATACTCCTGAAGAAGGTCTTTTTGATAATAACAATAGAATTAGCCAAGAACCTAAAAAAATTAGATTACAAAGAGCAGACGGTGGGTCAATGCTTGTACCGCCTGAGATGCCTGTAGATACTTACACGCCTGAAGAGCAGGCAATGGCTGAAGAAACCCAAGTATCAGACGTTGAGATGGAAGATGATTATATGGGTTATGTACTAGGAGAATCCCTAGACGATAACGAACAAGAATATTTAATGGGAGCTTTGGAATCAGATCCAAGGCTTAGTGAAATTTTTGATAAAGTTGTAATGACTGCATCAGAATTTTCTGGGGCTGGAAAAGTTGAAGGCCCCGGAGACGGTGTATCAGATTCAATCCCTGCACGATTAAGTGACGGAGAATTTGTTATTACCCAAAAAGCCACCGAGCAAATCGGAGCAGAAAACCTTCAAACAATGATGGATAATGCTGAACGAATGGCAGATGGTGGCATAGCAACGCGAAAGGCAACTGGAGGTTTATTAGATTCTAGTAACATGCTAGAGCCTAATACTGGAGTAGACGAGCAAATTAAAAAATCTATGCTTTACTCAAACCAAGTTCCTAGCTTAAGAGGCACTCGCGTTATTTAATAGTACGGCTACCTTGTAGTGACAAGCCCCAAATTTTTAAAAGACGTTTTAAATTGGCTACCTTGCAAGAAACAAGCCCCGTAGAAAAGGAGAGCAGTAATGTCCGAACAACAACTAGAGGAGCAACAACCTAACCCATATAACATGAAAAAGGCTTGGCATACGCCAGATGGCCCTCGTCAGCCTAAAGCTGACACATTGTTTTATGAAGAAGAAGCTCCTGTTCAAAAGGCTACCCGCAGAAAAGAAGCGGCCCCTTCTGACGAAGAAGAAACCACAACTAATTATAAAAAAAGGTATGACGATTTAAAGAAACATTATGATCAGAAACTTTCTGAATTTAAACGTAAAGAGCAAGAACTTTTAGAGCAAGCGCAAGCAGCTCAACCACAGTATCAAGCTCCTAAATCTGAAGAAGACTTAGCACGTTTTAGAGAAGAATATCCTGATTTATATGATACGGTAGAAACTGTAGCACACATGCGAAGCCAACAAGAAGTGGAAGCTTTGCGATCTAAACTTTCTGTTATTGAACAACGGGAAGCAGAGATTGCAGCGCGAGAAGCTGAGGCTGCGTTGAAAGAAAGGCATCCTGACTTTGATGAAATTAGAGGAGACGATGGCTTTCATGAGTGGGCGCAGGAGCAACCGGATCAAATTCAAGATTGGATTTATAACAATCCTGATAATGTTACTTTAGCTGTTAAAGCTTTAGATCTTTATAAATTAGAAACTGGTAAAGGACACTCTGCAAAAACTAAAGGTCGTCCAAGAAAAGAACCACAAGAAGGTTCTGCTGCTGATATTGTATCTACTAAAACAACAAATGTAGATGCTAAACAGGCAAAAATTTGGACAGAAAGCGAAATCGCCAAGATGTCCTTAGATCAATTTGATAAGTACGAAGAAGAAATTCGTGAAGCTCTTATTGAAGGACGTGTTGTGCGAGGCTAAACTTTTCTACTTAGGAGATATTTAAAATGGCACAAAATACATCAGATCAAGGGTTTGAATTTGCAACAACCCCAACTAACTTTGCGGGATCAACTAACTGGCTACCTCAGTTATATTCCAAGCAAGTACTCAACTTTTTCCGTAAAGCTTCTGTAGTAGAAGCAATTACCAATACGGATTATGCAGGTGAAATTTCTGGTTACGGTGATACCGTTAAAATCATTAAAGAACCTGTAATCACTGTTGATCAGTACGAGCGTGGACAAGACGCTGCTAAAACTAACTTAACCGACACTGAAATTACGATGGTCGTAGATATTGCTAACGCTTTTAAATTCATCGTTGATGATATTGAAACGCAAATGTCTCACATTAATTTCCGTGACGTTGCTACTTCATCTGCTGCTTACGCTTTGCGTGATGCTTTTGATGTAGGCGTATTGGCTAAGATGTTTGCTGGCGTATCTGCTTCTGGCCCAGACCATATTATTGGTGCTGACGCTGCTGCTGGTACAGGCGGTGTAGCAGAAACGACTGCTTCTGTTGACCTTCTTGGTTCAGATGGTAGCGGTGTTGACGCAATCGACCTTATGGCACGTATGGCCCGTCTTCTTGACGAGCAAAATATTCCTGAAGAAGGACGTTGGTTCGTAGCTGGCCCTGCTTTCTACGAAGAACTTTCTCAGTCAGGATCTAAGTTGTTGTCTGTAGACTTCAACGCAGGCCAAGGATCAATCCGAAACGGTTTGGTATCTTCTGGCAAGCTGCGTGGGTTCAACATGTACAAGTCTAATAATATCGGTGCTACCTCTACGGCTACTGGTAAAGTTATGGCTGGTCACATGTCTTCTACGGCTACGGCTCAGACAATCACCACTACTGAAGTCATTCGTGACCCCTCAAGTTTTGGTGACATTGTACGTGGTCTTCATGTATACGGCGCTAAAGTGTTGCGACCAGACGCTCTGGTTTCAGCTTTTTACACTGTTGACTAATAAAGCGTGGGGGATGAAATACTCCCCCATTTTTAAGGAGTTTACATGCCACAGATAGGAAATGATAACAAACCTGTTATCCTTAAAAGTGGACAAAGAAATAAAAAAAGAATTTTAGGAATGACTGGAAGTTTTTACGTAGGTGAAAATAAAAAAAACTACGATGAAAACTATAATCGTATTTTTAAAAATAAAAAATTGGGAGATAAAGAATGAAGCAAACTTATTCTAGCTGTGGAGATATGGAAAAAAGAGTAGGTAAAATGTGCGGTGGTGTAATGCATAAAAAAAAGAAAAAACAAAAAGGCTAAAATAAATGGTGGCTAATTATCTAGATATAACAAATGAAGTTCTAAGAGAGATGAACGAAGTTCCTCTAACTTCAGCTAACTTTGCTGATGCTCTAGGCATTCAACAACACGTTAAAGACTGTGTAAATCGTGCATATTTAGATATTGTAAATGAAGAGCCTCAATGGCCTTTTCTTGCTTTAGACCTAAGTGGATCTAGCAATAACATGTACGGAAATACGTACGTGGAAACTGTTGCTGGTACACGCTGGTATACTATGAAACCTGCTTCTTCTAGTTTAGTAGAAGACTATGGTTATGTAGACTGGGATAATTTTTATATTACTACAAAAGATGTAGCAGGTGAAACTACTCCCTACATAATGAAAAATTTAACTTATTCTACAACAGAAGACTGGAAAGATTTTAGACGCATTTCAGAAAATCAAGATGAAGCAGACACGCAAAATTATGGTGTACCTTCTATAGTTATTAAAAGCCCTGATAATCGTAAAATAGGTTTAAGCCCCATACCAGACAAAGTATATCGCGTCTGGTTTTTTGCATATAAACTTCCAACAGAGCTAAGTATTTATTCAGATCAGATTGTTTTTCCTAATATCTACAAACCAGTTTTAATTGCTAGAGCGCGTTATTATGTTTATCAGTTTAAAGAAAATCCTCAGATGTCTTCTTTTTCATTAGAGGATTATAAACGTGGTCTTAAGCTCATGAAATTAAATTTAATGAACCCTACACCGGATTATATTAAAGACGATAGAATGAGATTTGTCTAATGTCACAACCTTTTGGTATATCATGCAGAGGCGGTTTAAATACTAATTTAAATCAGCTAGAAATGTTGGCGCAGCCCGGAGTTGCTAGAGAGTTAGTAAACTTTGAAGTAGACTCTGACGGTGGATACAGACGCATTAACGGCTTTAATGTTTATGGCGGTGAAAGTGCAGTAAGGCCAGAAGCAGGAAATACTATACATGGCGTTTTTCCCTATGCTTTAGGGGTAGTTGTTTGTGTAGGAACAAGTATTTATTATAGTGAAAACGGTATAAACTGGACTCAAATTAATTACGATACAGGACATGTTGGAGTCATTGAATCTAATTTAAGTTTGCAAACAGAGTTAGATAGACCTCAACAAGGACAAGCACAGTTTGTTTTGATGAGAGCGCCTACAGGACACACTGATAGTCAGTATGGGGCGTTAACTATAGCAACAGCTGGTGGAGATAAAGTAGCTCATTTTCATATTGATGGTACAGGAGCAGGACGTTTATTTATATACGAAGAACTTTCTACGCCTGCCGCTGGTCAGTACGTAGAAGAACACGATAAACATTTATGTATTGTAGATCCTGTTAATAGTCCTTCTACAGTTTACTATAGTAAAACAAATGACGATAGAGATTTTACAGGTACAGGTTCTGGTGCGGTTTCTATTTCAGATGAAATTTTAGGTATAAAAAGTTTTAGAGATAATCTTTATATTTTTTGTGAAAACACAATACATAGATTAGAAAATATTAATGACCCAGCAACTCTTAGAGTAGTACAAGTAACAAACAATATAGGATGCTTAAGCGGCTACAGTATTCAAGAAATTGGAGGAGATTTATTATTTTTAGCTCCTGATGGAATAAGAACTATTGCAGGAACAGAACGAATAGGTGACGTAGAGTTAAGTTCTGTAAGTAGACAAATACAAAAAATAACAAAAACTATTGCTTCTTCTTTAAGCTCTTATATTATTTCAAGTATAGTCATTAGAAATAAATCTCAATATAGACTTTTTTATTCTCTTGAAAATGCTGAATCAAGTACTTGTAAAGGGATTATAGGTTCTTTAACTTCTAATGGTTTTGAATGGTCTGAAACTTTAGGAATACAAGCTTTAAGTATCTCTTCTTCTTTTGATAGTAATAAAATAGAAAGATACTTTCATGGCGATAAAGACGGTTATATATACTACCATGACCAAGGAAATTATTTTACTCCTGCAGGTACTCCTGCAAATATTAGAGCCGTTTATTTAACCCCTGATTTTGATTTTGGAGATGTAGGAACACGTAAAACAATTAAAAATATTAGAGTTTCATTAAGTCCTGAAGGAGAAATAAGAC